GTGGGCGAAGGCCGGCAATACGCTGGGCATCGCCACGCATATCAGCGTCGGACACGCCGAGCTGATGGTCACCTGGCCCAGCCGCGAGGTCGAGGGCGGCAAGATTCAGCAGCACACGACGGAGTATTGGACGAACGGCCAGAACGCGCCGAAGGCCGCATGGGGGCAGGTGACGTGAAAATCCGCGTTCTCCACAACTTCAGTTGCTACGAGCGCGGGCAGGTCTTCAGTGACTGGCCTGGGGGGATGTGCGACATCCTCGTGCGGCGCGGGCTGATTGAGGAAGTTCAAGACACGGAGGTCGAGGAAGCCGTCGAGCACCGCGAAGTGGAGCGGGCCGACGCTTCTCCGAAGCACAGGAAGAAGAAGTAATGGACACAATCGTTTTCGGCACGCCGCAGGGGCCGACATCCACGATCACGCCGTACCGCAGTCTCGTCAGGATCACGAATCCAGCGGTGGAGCCGGTACCGCTGTCGCTCGCCAAGACACAGTGCCGCGTCGATACCGACGTCGATGACGCCTACATCCAGAGCCTGATCGCGGTGGCGCGGCAGTACGTTGAGGACGTGCTTGAGATCACGCTGCTCACCACCGTCTGGGAGGCCCGCTACGACCTGTTTCCCGTCTGGGCGATCATCCTCCCGCAGATGCCGATGGCCGACGGCACGGTGACGGTGACGTACCGCAACGGCGACGGCACCTACGGCACGCTGACGAGCACAAACAGCGACTTCCAAGTTGACTACCGCGTGCTCCCCGGCCGCATCTACCCCCAGTGGGCGCAGTCGTGGCCGCCGACTCGAGGCGACGAGAACTCCGTCGTCGTCCGTTACTCGGCCGGCTATGGCCCCGACGGCTCGAGCTGTCCACCGACGGCCAAGCATCTGATTCTCTCGCTCGTGGCCCATTGGTACGACACGAGACAACCGGCCGTGCCGGGTGCCATGACCTCGACGCCCTATATGTTCGACACGCTACTGGCCGCGTCCGGCCTGGGGGTTTACCGATGACCATTCGTGCTCGCATCGACATCGACGCGGTCTACCAAGACCAGACCACAACCTCGCTGACGGTTGGGTCGCTTTCCGACCACTTGGCTTCGTCACCACTCGTCGCGCAGGCGATTACGGCCACCGTCGGCACGTCGGCCGTGTCGATCTCCGGCCCGACCAGCCTGTCTACGCTAGTGATCAAGAACACCGGCACAACTCCCCTGCGATTGGCCGGCGCCATCAACGTGACGGCCGACCGCGTGGCTGTCCTGCCGACGACGGCGACAATCACCATCGCTTCGCCGTCTGGAAATGGCTCATATTCTGTCCTCTGGGTGGGGTAAATGATTGTCTCCGGCCTCATGCGCGAGCGGGTGACTGTCATGGCTCCCGTGACAGAGCAGTCGCCGTTTGGCGAGGCGACAACGGCCTGGGAGGACGTCGGCACCGTGTGGGCGAGCGTGCAGGGTCTGTCCAGCCGCGAGACGCTCCAGGCCCAGCAGGCCAACGCGATCATCACGCACAAGATTCGGATGCGATTCTTCCCCGGCATCACGCATCAGCACCGTCTGGTGTGGCGGGATCGCACAATGGAGATAGCGAGCCTCATGGAGCGAGAGGTTCGCACCGTTCACGAGATCATGGCAAAAGAGGTGGCGTGATGCTGAGTCAGAGCAATCCGACGCCTCGCGACTTCGGCGGGCAGACCGGCAAGAGCCTCGCCGGCGGCTTCGTGACGATTCAGACGGCCGGCGCACGGGAACTGGCCGAGCGGCTCCAGAAGATGGCCGACGCCTTGGACGCCACTGGAGCACGGGGGCAGCAGCTCTTGGCGAACGCCGTCAAGAAGGCGTCCGAGCCGATCAAGAAGTCCTACCGCAGCAAGGTGGGGAACGTCACTGGAAACCTGGCTCGATCAACGAAAACGCTCATCCGCAAGTATGACGGCGCCGTTGTCGCGGTGACCGGCCCAGAGCAGACCGGCCCCGTCGGGGCTACGGCCGACAAGCCCAGCGGCAACCACGCATGGCTAGTCGAGTTCGGCTCCGGCCCCCGCCGCCCCGGCACGCAGGGCCGCCGCACCTACATGAACGTCCATCAGATGATCAACGGGAAGATGACCCGACACAGCACCGCCAACGACCAGAAGTTCGCGAGCATGAGCAAGGGCTACTACTTCCTCATGGGCAGCATCAACGAGCCGACTCGGCAGGCTCGCATGGGCAGCGGATACCCGCATGACTTCGGGTTCTCAGACGGCAAGATGCACCCCATCACCCTGCACCCCGGCGAAACCTACGGGGCGATGCCCGCGAGCCACGCGATGGAGAGGTCTATCAACGAGTCGGCCGGCGAGGTGCAAGGTCTGCTCATCACCACGATTTCACAAGCCATCAACAGCCTGTCGTCCCAATGATCGTCACGCCCGAAAAGCACGTTTTTCAGAGGCTCGTCACAACGCCGGCCATTGCGCGCTTGGTCGGCTTTCAGGTCTACGCCATCGCCGTCCCGAAGACCGCCGTGCTGCCCTTCTGCATCTACAAGCGAAACAACATCACCCGCGAAAGCCATCTGACGGGGCCGATGTTCCAGCCCGTCGTCCACCTTCAACTCGCCTCGTGGGCATCGTACTACGACGTCGCCCGCGAGCTGGCCGACGAGGTTCGGCTCGCGCTGGATGGTCACACCGGCACGCTGGCGGGGGTTACAATCAGTGATATGCGGCTCGTTTCGGAAACCGATGATTTCATCGATCCGACGGCCGTGGGAGCACAACTCCCGCCCGCTTACGAAGTTCGGCAGCTTTACCAAATTCGGTGGTCTGAGGCTACCGGATAATACATTCACGAGCGCAAGGAGGCGCAGCAAATGGCTGGCTTTTCCGCACAGGGACTTACCTTCACCTTCGGTGGTTCCGTCCTCACGGTCACCTCGGTTCAGGTCAGCGACCAGCAAGATTTGATCGACGGTAGCCACCTGGGCATTGCCCCGTCGGGCCGTCGTGAGTGGGTTGGCGGGTTCGCGACGAACCGCGAGGTCACGGTCGATGCCATCTACACCACGGTGCTCAACGCAGGCACAAGCGGCGCGCTGGCGATCACCGGCCCGATGTCGTTCAGCGGCAACGCGACGATCCAGTCCTCGAGCATCGGCGGCTCAGTCGGCGACCTCATCAAGGGTTCGGTCACGTTCAAGGTGGCCTAGTTTTTTACGAGGGAAAAATGGCGACTATTTCGCAGGGAACGACTTTTTCTTTTAACGGCGCGGCGATTGGTGAAGTCACGCGGGTTACTGTAAACCAGCAGTGGGCCGGCCAAAGCCGCAACAAGATCACAACGGCGCATCTCGGCACGCCGATTGACGACCCAGAGCCATACGTTTTTGGGTTTAAGCCTAACGCCATAGACGGTAGCGCTCAAGTTGATATTGAGTACCTCGGCGGCAGCGGCTTGTCGGTAGGGGCATCCGGCGGGATTGTGCTGACTGGAGCAGCCGGGTTCTCTACGACCGCCGCCACTTGTCTGTCTTGCGTTACAAACGCAGCCGTCGGCGATGTAATCAAATATCAAGCCACCTTTCGCATCCCGATGGGTTAGTGAAAAATGGCGCTTCTTTCGCAGGGAGCTGCGTTTTCTTTTCGCGGGACAAAATACACGGTTACATCTGTGACCGTCGAATCTCCGCAGCCGGAGATCGTTGATATGACCTCCGCGAGCGATATTGCTTCAAAAAAAGCAATGGTTTGGACCGGCGCGTATTCGTCACCTGGGCGGATCGTGATTGATGGCCTTGGTTTTAGTGATCCAAAGTCGCTCGCTGGCTTGATTGGGGATGCGTCATTCTCGACACCAGGCGGCAGCGTTTCTGCTCATTGCGTGTGCGACTCCGCTAGCGTTGAAGCCAAAGTCGGAGAATTGCTGAGAGTACGGATGTCGCTCACGATTACGGACTATTCATGAGCAACTTTTTCACGGATGGCTTCTCCTTAGAGGTTACTTCTTTATGGCATTGAACAAAGCGAAGATTCTGGCGGCCGACGACGTCAAGTTGCAAGAGATCGCCGTCCCCGAGTGGGGCGGTTCGGTGTTCCTGAAGGTCTTGAGCGGCACCGACCGCGAGGCGTTCGAGGAGTCCTACGCAGACCAGAAGCTGAAGGCGTTTCGCCTGCGGTTCCTGGTGCTCGCGCTCTGTGACGATAAGGGGGATCGGCTCTTCAGCGAAGGCGAGATCACGGAACTCGGCACGAAGTCGGCGGTCGTGATCAACCGGCTCTTCGAGGCGGGCTGGAAGCTCAACGCATTCCGCGAGGAGGACGTCGAAGCCCTGGGAAAAGACTGATCGACAGACCCGAGCGCAAGTTCTACATGAGGCTTGCGCTGTGCATGGGGATGTCGATCAAACGGTTGCTGCGAGAATTCGACTCCGAGGAGTTGGCGGAGTGGGCCGCCTTCGACAGAAGGTGGCCGCTCCCCGACCCCTGGGGGCAAACGGCAAGGCTTTGCCGGATCATCATGGCGGCCAGTGGAAACTATCGAAAGAACGACATACCGGACGAGTCGGCGTTCATTCCGAGCGTTGTCAAGCCAGAGCAGAGCAGCATCCAAATGATCGCAGAGCTGCAGAAGCTCATGCCTCCAAGCGTGCCGATTCAAGGATGAGCTAGATGGCTGGATACCTCGGCAAAATCTCGGCGATCGTCACTGCAAACACCAGTGACTTCAACAGCAAGCTGAGTGCCTCTGCCAAGGAGGTTCGCAGCTTCGCGGCGTCGATGCAGTCATCGATCACCCGCGCTCAGTCTGGCGCGACCTCGTCGCTGCGAGGCATCTACACAGAGGCTCAAAAACTTGAACGTGCTCTCAAGGCCGCGAGCACGATGTCGCTGTCATTCAAGGGCTTCGACGCCTCGAAGTTCAAGAACGTCGAGGAGGCCGCAAACCAGATGCGGCGGGTGGCGTCCGCGGCAGAGCAGATATACAAACCGCTACAGGCCGCCGCGAAGGCTTCGGAGTCCCTTGCGACCGAAGTTCGCGCAGGCTTTCAACCAGCGCTGGTCAAAGCGCAGCAGCAGGCAGAGCTTCTGAACACGGCAATCACCAAGGGGATGGCCGTCAGCGAACAGTCTTTCGCGAGGGTCGAGCGACGGGTGCTTGATACGGCAGCAGCGATGTCTCGGCTGACCGAAGCCTCAGAGATTGCCGGCTCCGGCCCTCGCGGCACCGAGCTTGCGTTTGCAGACCCGCGCGTTCGCGATGCGCTCACTCAGTCTGCGGCGATACGGCAACGCGCGGCTGGAGCATCGGCTGACGCCATAACGGGCGGCGGTTTGGCAAGCGATGTCCAGAAGCTCGCCTCCATCGACAGCCTCATTCAAAAGCGGCGCGCTGAAATTGAGTCGGCCACCGTACTCAACATCGACACCACGAGAGCGCGGGCGAGCCTTGAGAATCTATTGTCGCTGGCCGACAAGGTTCGCGGAAGGCTATCAAGCGAGATCGACTCTTTCGAGCAAATGGGGGCCAGAACGGACATCTCAATGATGGGCCGTTCGTCGCCAGTGTTTTTGGGGAACGGCCGCGGCAACCCAACAGGCTCATTTGGCCCAACGCTGCCGCCAGGCTTCGGCGGATCGTCCGATGCTGGGCTGGGCAGGGGCATTGATGACGGCCTTCGCCGGCTTGAGCAGCTCCGCGCTGGCATAGTGTCGGCGAAGAATCAGCTTGACGCGATGCCAGATTCCGTCAGAACACACTTCATTCCGTCGATTCAAGCGGCGGAGATGGAGTTTGTTCGCCTTGCCGCTATGGGGCCGCGTGCCGTGGGGGATGAAATCGAGAACGCCGTCAACAACATGCGCGTTCTGGAGGCGGCCGCACAGCGCGCCACAAGGGCTTTCTCTTTCGGGCAGATGTTTGGAGGAGGCACGGCTCAAGGGTTTGAATTGGCGGCTCAAGGCAACTCGCTTCAAGGATACCAATCGCAATTGCAGATTCTTCAGCAAACGCTGGGCCGCCTTTCCACAGAAGCGAGAGGACCGGCGATAGCGTCGTTCATCGCCTTGCAGACTGCTATATCGCGAGCCTTCCAAGAAGGCACGCTTGACGCTGCAGCGACAAGGGCAGAAATCGACCGACTGACGGCCGAGGCCGTGGAGGCAACCGCCGCCGTCGCTGGGGTTGGTTCTAGGGGGCTGGCCGAGCGGATGCGCCGCGCCGGCGACGTCGGCCGCGCAGGCGTAGATAGGTTCTCGCTGGCGCTAAATCAAGCAGCGTTCGCCATTGACGATTTCTTTTCGTCCGTCGGCGGCATTGAGCATCGGATTCGAGCTGTCAGCAACAACATCACGCAACTCTCCTTCATCCTGGGGGGTACGAGGGGGTTGTTTATCGGCCTCGGTGCCGTCATCGGCGCTCAAGCAGTCCTTGGCCTGATCAGGTGGGTCAACAGCGGAAGAACCGCCGAGGACACGACAAAAGCTCTCAACGATTCCCTCTCTCGACAAAAGAGTCTCGTTGAAGAACTCGCGCAGGCGTTTGAATCATTGGGCGACTCAATGGCCCGCAAGGGGCTGTCGAAGTCCGCGCAGGACGCGCGTGATTTCGAGAAGGAAATGAGAAGCGTTGAGCAGAAGCAGAAGGAGCTTCGCGAAGAGCGAGCTGCGGCTGTTAGCCCTGAGGTTGTTGAGGCGAAGGCGTCTGTGAACGTCGCAAAGAATAAGCTGGACAAAGCAACAACCGTCGGCGAGTCCGTGATTGCGCAGCGTGAGCTTGATGCGGCCGAGCGACGGCTTAAAGAAGCCAGGCAGAACGTCGTATCTCGCCCAGCGGTGACCGCGGCCGAGGCGAAATCAGTTATCGACAATGTTCTTCGCAACGAGGCGCGGGCGAGGGCTTCCGCTGCCGCGAGAAATGAAGATAACCCAGTCGCCAAGCAGATGGCGGTCGCCAGAGAGCTGGCGGCCGGCGAAGAGCGAGTCCGCAGCGCAAGGGTCGCTGGAAATCCAGAAGAGATCAAGAAGGCACTTGAGCAGCAAATCCAAGACTTGATTGACCGTGGCGCGCCTCCCGGCGCCATTGCGAGACTTCAATCGCTGATCGATTCCCTAGAGCTGCCGATTCAGACGCTCCGCGACCAAGCCCTTGTCGGAATCTTGCGGGCGTCTAATGAACTCGCCGCGTCCATTGGGCAGGGTCAGCAAATAATTGATGACGCTTTTGGTGATTCGGCAAGCACCACCAGAAACATTCTAGACCGGGCCGAACGAGAGCTGGAAGCACTAAAGTCGCGCGCGGAAGCGTCGGGAAGCCCCGATTTGTTTCAAGCCGACATCGCTGTTCTCGGCGAGTTTGTGGACGAACTCAAGGCCGCCGCAATGGCGGTTCGCTCATTCTCTGACGAGATGAATCGCATCGCGGAGTCATTCTCTTCCGACGTCGCCAGTCGTCAGCAGATGGCCGAAGAGGCTCGCCGGGAGGACTTGCGGAAGGGGAC